ATCGTATGGCCCGTTCATCGGGGTATCGCAGGCTGATGGAACTGCAGAAGGGCAGCGCTGGCTCACAATGCAGCACGTTGCTAATGCTAAAACGTCGAAGCAGGCCGAAGCCGATTTCATACTCGGCATCGGCAAGACGCACGACCCAAATGCAGAAAACATACGCTTTCTCAACATATCTAAGAACAAACTCACCGGGGACACGGACAGCATTGCTGAACTTAGGCACGGCCGATTTGAAACTCTGATACAACCTCAAATAGCACGCTACAAAGATATTATTACATATGAATAATAGAGACACTCTATACGTTGTCCTTCGCCATTATGGCATTCTTAACCAAGTGCATGTACTAGATACGTGTCGTACATTACAACGAGCAGAGGAACTAGCTGACGCTTATACACAGGAATTCGCTGATAGGAATATAGTGGGGTTTAAGTTTAGTGTTCAGGTAACACATTTCGTAGACGAATAGTTTCTTCGCTACGTTCCAGAAACATTATGGACAATTGCATATACATCCTCTATTACGATCCACACAATACTATTGGAGTACCTGTGGTAATGGGTGCCTATTACTATGAACGTAATGCACTAGATTATATAAGTTTACAAAAAGAAAAACATCGTTGGTTTGTTGAAAAGGTAGGGATAAAGGATCAATGACCACCTTAGTCTTAGATTTTGAAACCTCTATTTACAATAATGGAAATCCATTTGATTCACGCAACTTTGCTGTAACCTATTCTCATTCTGACGGTGTTGATATACACCATGCTCGGTATGACGAACCTGATTTTAAATCCCACCTAAAGGATGTTGTTGATGATTGTACTCTGTTTATTGGCTGCAACGTTAAGTTTGATCTGCATTGGCTTAGGAATTGTCAGTGCTACCTCCCCTCACGCTGTCGTGTTTGGGATGTGCAGCTTTGTGAGTTTGTCCTATCTGGTCAAACAAATTCTTTTGCTTCCCTAAACAGCCTAGCAGAGTTGTATGGCCTTCCCACGAAACTGGATGAAGTAGCATCCTTTTGGGAGAAAGGCATTAGCACAGAAGACATTCCTGCTGATGTTGTAGAGGAATATAATAATTACGACGTTGAACTGACATATCAAGTATATCTAAAGCAACTTGAAGACCCACGTATGACGCCAGCTTTGAAAAAGCTGGTGCTTTTACAAGGTGCTGACCTCCTCGTCCTACAGGACATGGAATACAATGGCATTAAGTTTGACAAGGAAAAAGCATTAAAAGAAGCAGCAACCCTGAAGGAAGAACTTGAACAGCTTAAAGCAGAGCTTACGAAACTTCTTGGCAACATTAATTTTAACAGCGGCGACCAGCTTTCCGTTGCATTATTCGGTGGTGCCTATGAGGTCGAGAATCGACATGACGAGGAACGCACCTATAAGAGTGGCCCACGTAAGGGAGAAACTTATGTTCGATCCGTTCTTGACTCTGTGGATGTCGTTAAATGCCTTGGCTACTTTAGACCTAACGCTAAAGACGAGCTAGCAAAAACCAAAGGGAAACCAGAACATGAACTGGTTCACAATACACGCTATTACTCTACTGCCTCTGATGTTTTGGGACAGCTTCCTGCCCGCACCAATGTTCAGAAAAATGTATTGTCAAAACTGTCAAGAGTTGCGTACATTGAAAAACTCGTGGGAACATATCTAGAAGCCTTCCCAAACCTCCTAGAAGAGATGTATTGGGGAGACTTGATACATGGTCAATACAACCAAGTAATTGCCCGTACAGGGCGTTTAAGCAGCTCAAAGCCTAACATGCAGAATGCTCCTGCTGAACTCGACAAGTACCTCGTGAGCCGCTATGCCAATAGTTAACGTAGACGTTAAGAACCTAGAAGGCTGTGTCTTTGCTGATTTGTCCAAAGACAAGGTGATGATTGCTGAGATTACTCAGCGGGAGGATTTACATTCTAACAACCAAAGAGACTTTAACCTTCCTGATCGCATCACTGCTAAACGTTTCTTGTTTAAGCTTATCTATGGTGCCACTGCTTATGGCTATTATACTGACGCTGATTTTGTTCCTTTGGGATTCTCTGAGAAGCGTTGGCAAGAAATCATTGATGCTTTTTACAAGAAGTATTCAGGTGGGGCAGCATGGCATAGACAAATTATTCAAGAGGCACAGACAACAGGACGACTGACAATACCCTCGGGACGTTATTTCCCTTTCTCTCCTATCAAGAAGCCAGATGGCAACTACGCTAGGGATAAGGAAGGAGCACTCAAATGGCCCATTACACAAATTAAAAATTACCCCGTTAAGTGTAGCGGCCTTGTAGAGTAATCTACATTGAAAAGCTGGTGAACTCAGGGGAAGACTCACGTAGTTTATCCTGAGCCAAGATTTAGCTTGACAAACGTTTGCTTTTGTGGTATAATAGTAGTGTGACGTAACAAAAGGAGTTCACATGAAATTTGTACCTGTATCTGAACAAGAACATAAAGAGATTATTGAATTGTTTCACTCAGACTTAGGAGTGAGAACAATTATGGATAAGTACAATAGAGACTACTACACTATTAAAAAGATTTGGCTAACAGAATATCATGAAGGCCAGTTCAAGAGTAGAACATCTAGGTTGTGCCGCCTACATAAGGTAGGTGAGAAGAATCCAATGAAAGGTAAGATAAAGATGTTGCACCACAATGCTGTTGAAAAGTCAGTCGATGCTAATGGGTATATTCTGGTATTTGCTCCAGATTGGTATTCAGGTAGGACTGATGGAAATAAGGTACTAGAGCACATCATTGTTTATTGTGAGCACAATGGTTACGCCTTCCTTCCAAAAGGAATGGTGGTACACCATTTAGATAGCAATAAACAAAATAATCATCCTGATAATCTTGTTCTTGTGTCGATACAAGACCACAGACGCATACATGCTTGGCTAAATAAGGTGCAACGACTAGAGCGAAAGCTCGTAGGGAACAGCGTTCCCGAAGCGCCAGCCGTCCACAATGTGGATGATGATATAGTCTGAGCTGTATGGTGACATACAGAGAGCATACGGAAGCGGTATGCTCGTAACACAACTGACAAGGTTTCGGGGCGGACCTCGTTATGCTTGCACGACTTGAAGCAAAGAAACTATTAGATGAAGCTAACTTGGAAGCAAAACTCATCGGGTCCATTCACGATTCCATCATTTCTGATTGTCCAGCAGAAGTTGTCGAACAAGTGGGCGCAATTCTCCTTAAATCCATCCAAACCGTACCACGACTCGTCAAGCAAATATGGAACTACACTTTCAGCCTACCACTCACCGCAGAGGTTCAATGTGGCCCTAACAAATTCGACATGTGCGACTTAAAGCTGTAAACGCTTGACATTCGTGTCAAAATCTGGTATACTATAGGTATACACTCTAAACTTTATTGAAAGATCAAATTGACTATTATTCAAATCGTAAACGTAGAAATTACCAGCCGTGCTGGTGCCTCAGGCAAGAAGGGCTATGAACAAGCAGAGGTTGTTTATAAGCAGGAATATAACGGTAAGCAGGACGTAAAGACTAAGAAAATTATGTCTTTCGCCAACCCTTCTGTGTTCGCTGCTATTAAGTCTGCTAAGACAGGGGAGACATATGAAGTTACCCAAGTTAAGGAGGGGGAATTCTGGCAATGGACAAACATTGTCCGAAGCGAAGGGAGTACAGGAGGTTCCACCGGGTCTGGAACAGTACCAAGCAACTCGTCTAACGCAAAGCCAACAGCTACAGCTAATACGTATGGCCGCGATTTCGAGACGAAGGAAGAACGTACAGCTCGCCAACAACTCATTGTTCGTCAAAGTAGTCTTGGTCATGCTGTGTCTATCCTTACTATTGGTGCTAAGACACCTCCCAATGTAAACGACGTTAAGAAGCTGGCAGACGAGCTTGTAGCCTATGTCTACAATGCTCCTGACTTGTTTGACCAACCTAACGATCTTCCTGCTGACGACATTCCTTATTAATTATGTCTACTCAATATTCAAATGGTGATGTACTCCTTTCTGCTAAGGAGTATGAAACGTTAATGAATGATTCTATGCTTCTCAATTGCCTGCGTAATGCAGGCGTAGATAATTGGGATGGGTGGGACATTGCAATTGAAGAATATCAAGAATATCTTGGAGAGTAATGTTAAGTCTCATAGATGCGGACAGCCTGTGTTATGCAGCAGCTCACCTAGCTGAGCATCATAAAGAGCTTGTAGACCCCTCAGGGGGCTCTACAGAAGCTTACACAGTGGACTTAGGTCCACAAGCAGCAGAAGCTAAGCTTGATAGCATGATTGAGAGTTTGTTAATTGACCTGAACACAGAAGAGTATATTTTATTCTGTACAGGACCCACAAACTTTCGTTATGCTATATTTCCCGAGTATAAGAGCGCCCGTAGCAAAGCACCTAAGCCTAAGTATTTACAAATCTGTAAAGACCGTTTACGCAATCATTGGAAAGCAGTGGAGAGTGTAAATTGTGAAGCAGATGACTTAATTGGTATTGAGGCGATGCGTGACCCTAATAGGGAAGTATGCATTGTCAGTATTGACAAAGACCTAAATACCATTCCAGGTCTTCACATCAATCCTAAGACTAAGGCTAGGTACTATGTCTCCCCACGTGATGCTCTACGCTTCTTCTACTTCCAACTCTTAGCAGGAGATTCTGCTGATGGCATCAAGGGAGCAGCAGGCATTGGCCCTGTAAAGGCCAATAGGATTCTGGATAGTGCCTATGAGGAATGGATGGCCTCTGCTGGCACAGAGGCAGAGCTGGCAGGCTTTTACTACAATGGAGTAAAAGACTATTTTAGCTGTCATGAAGAACTAATGCTTAACGCGAGGTGCTTATATATCTGGCAAAAAGAAAACGACGAGTGGCATCCCCCGTGTGAAGTCGTCAGTGGAATGGACACCGGCACGACGTAAGTCGTTCATTGTCTCTGCATTAAGGGCTGGCAGCAGGCGCTGGCCTCCACGCTTTGAAACTCTTGCAGATGCAAAAACGGAAAAGAAAATTAATAAAGCAACGGGACGCTTGGCGCAGCACTTCAGATGTGCTGCTTGTCAAGAAGAGTTTCCTGCTACGATGGTTGAAGTCGACCATATCAAGGCGGTCGCCGCAAATG